TTCCACTAGCTAGCAATACTTGACCGACATTAAGGGTATAGTAATTGTTTAGCCCCCTAACATCTTGACTAGACAACTCGTAAATATCCTTCATAAATGCCAATACTTGACCAAACTCATTCTGTGTCATTGAATAGGCAACTATTGACTCGTTTAGTTTTTGTAAAAACTCGTTCATTTTATTTCTCCTCTCAGCGTAGTTATAATATCATCAACTTTATTTAGCATCTCGTCAATAAACTCGTCGGTTATTGATGCTAGTTTTTCCTTCGTGAACAATCCGACTATCACTTTCTGAGCATAACCATAAGAGCAGTTAAACTCTATCGAAAGGATGCTTGTATATCGAGAGATTACAAAACTACGTTGCTCTCTCTTACTAGCACCTCTCATCTTCACGACATTGAGATGGTCTAATCCGTCCCAATCTCCATTTATGAAGTGAGTCCACAAGGAATAGCCATACTTACTCATCTCCCTGTAAAACTTCAATCCTATGAGGGGATTGTCGAGAAGTGATTTTTTCATTTCGTCTTTGATGTTCATTTTACTCTCTCTTTCTCGTCGGTAAAGACGAGTGTTATTGTTCTGATAAATGACTGCCATCATCAGGATAATCTCGTCACAGATTATCGACCATCACTCCAAACTAGCAGAGACCTGCCCTAGAGCAACTACGTTGCTCGACGGGCAGGGTCTCTTGCTAGCATCTTGCTAGGTTTCGGCGGCGACCTCTTCGCATAGGGTCAAATGTTCACTATATTCCATTTACCGAGACTAAATGTGAGCCAAGTCCCTCGGTCTTTGGGTCTTACTCCGTGACCAATTTGTTCCCACAATTCCCAAGGGTCAATTCCGACGAAGATTATTGGGTCATATCCCACCAACCCTTTATCGAGACGAAAGTAGAGACAGAACGTCTTCTCTTCTTCAAATTGCATCTCGACATTGAACCAAGCCCTTAAGCCGAGAGATAAGAAGAATCTCTCTGCTACAATTTCGACATTTCCTGTCCTAAATGCCGTCAGATAGTTCCATCTAGTCCATTGTGAGCCACTCTCATTAAACGTCGGATAATTACTACCATCCGTCGAGTGGTCGTCTTGACACCAATCGCATTCTGCCCAATTCCCGTCAATAGTCTCGACATTGCATTCTTCGAGAGTGGTTTTATGACGACAAACAGGGCATTTGAACTCTATGTCGAGGACATAGTTCACTAAACGTCTCGAGTTTAGATTAATTGCTACGTCGAGACATTTGTCGAGGATAAATGCTAAACTCCATCGAGTGTTTACTCTACGCATTGGAGACCTCCTGTTGGTAGTTCGTTGCTACTACATTGACGGCTAGTGTCACCAAGCCGACTCTGAATAGGATTGTTGCTATTATCGTCACTAATAGCGATTTGATTGTGATTTCGTGTTTCATTGTTCTCTCTCTTTGCCGTCGGTAAAGACGGCTATTGTGACGGGATAGACTCTGCTAATCCCGTCGGTTATTAGATTAGCGTTCTGATAATTTCGGAATCTTGGTTATGGGTAGCCTCTCCTCCAAATTTGGGGGTCTTGTATCGGTAGACCACTGCCATCCAAGAAGGCTGAGGAGATTCTCCTTCTACCTCGACGAAGTAGTCAGATTCCTCAATCCAGTCAATATTGTTCCATTTCGAGTCGGCAAATGCCTCTCTTACCTCTCGGTAAGACCATTCAGCCATCTTCATCAGTCCAAGACAATCTAGCCCATTATTGTCGATAAATGCTGACCATAAGCCTCTCTCCTTCAGCAGAGAGAACCAAGTCTCGTTGCCGAGTCTATAGTCGGGGTGAATAGTCTCTCGATTGAACCTAGTTTCTACTTGTCTCATTTTGTTCTCCATTGCCGTCACTAATGGACGGCGGTTTTTGGTTGTTGTTCGTTACTTCGGTCTGTCTCATCGGGACGGGGAGACCAGTTCCCGTCGATACTGGGACAAAATGCTAGCATCCCAGTATTTCGACTAATGCCGTCGGTATTACTTCCTAGCTGTCCATTTTCCGTCGCTATAAGCATAGCTCGTCGGCTTTTGTGTCTTGGCGACACCAAGATGGTTCATCCACCCTTCGCATAGAAGGTCGTCACTAGCATTCAGCACGGCTAGTCGTAAATCGGTACGATGTGGATTTGCTATGCTGTCGGCATAGCATCGGTTGAATACTCTTACTAGTTCACTCATCATTCTCTCTCTTTGCCGTCACTAAAGACGGCGGTTGTTTGTCGTTAATTCAAATTTTCCCTTTACTCTCGGTAAAGGCTCTGTTTCTGCTTCAATTTCTACTTCTCTTTCTACTTCAGAAGCTATAACTAACCTATACCGACAGGCATAGGCTAGCCATAGCTTACTTATCACTAACCCATCGGCTAGTGTGTATTAACCGACGGCTAATACTATCCTACGTGACGAGAAAGTCCGTCGCTAGACTCACAATCGTGGTGAATCTCGTTGAATCTCTCGTCATCATCAGCTACTACCTCGTCGATGTAGTCAAGGGGATGGCAGATGCCGTTCATCTCGAACCACCACTCGAAATATCCCTGTCTCTCATCGTCGGTAAGAGCATTGAACTCGCCTCTGCTAATCTCGTCGGCATTAAGGCTGGTTGATGCTAGCATCCTAGCACTCGTTACTACCTCGACGGCTAGTCTGTCGTTGGTGTTGTCATCGTTGCTGGTGTTGTTTAGTGTCGGTAACATATCGTTACTCCTTTCGTTGTTTGATTGGGTGAGTATTAATAGTCCCTCTCTCGGTGCAATATCCAATCATTATATATTGCCCCTCTCGGAACACCATAACCTAGCATCGACTGGCACAGCAGACCAAGAGAAAAGAAGGTTTCACGACGGGAAAAGATAAGGATTGCAGGCGGAAAAAAAAGGTCAACCCAACGAAAACGCCGACGGCGACCCGAATGCGAAGGGGGGTGGGTCAGGTAACGTAACCCCTCCACGGAAATTATTAGACATTTTGGGGTTAAATGTATTAAATTCAGCCAATTAGAGCAGAGGAACTATGTATAATAATGTTGAGTTAGTATATGATAAGAAAGACAAGTAGTACAGGTGTCGAATTTCCTATATACAATATTGAGGAGGCTAACAATCTGGGTATATCGTACAGGACGGTTAATTGGCGTAATGCTGAGGTGGGCGAATATATCCTCACCACAGACAAGAAAGTTATTCAGGTCATTGATAGAGTTATGGAAAAGCCTCATCACGCAAGGAAGGGAACTGATTACATTATTACGGGTTTTGGTAGACATCCTGTATCTAAAAACAGTATATTTGCTAGCACGGTACAAGATAAAAAAGGACAAAGAGTAGATGTCAGACAAACAACAAAGCAAAAAATCTTCGCAGATTATCTTATTGAGTATGGAATATCAAACGACTACGGTATGTGGGATGCTGAGTCAATCATCCAAGCCTATCAAGCTGTCTATCAAGACAACAATTCCACAAACAGCCTTAAGCGTGGCTTGTCTATCTTACATAAGCAACACATACAAACACATATAGCGATAAAAATGAATATAAGACCAATATTAATAGAGAATTCCATTGATGACGATTACATTATAAATGGTTATAAGGCACTTTTAGAAGGTTCGGATGTACCTCACGCAACAAAATTGAATACACTTAATAGGCTCTCTACTCTTTTGGGTCACGATGCTAAGGATAGGACTGAGACAACTGAGCAGGTTGTGATGATTAGTGATGGAGAGTTGAAGAAACTAGCGGGATATAGGAAAAAAATTGCCGAAACAACAAGTTCGAGTAAGAAAAATCTCAACTGATTTTAATACCTATCTGTTAAATCATACAGAAATAGACGAAACACAAGATGCTGAACTGGTCTTACAGGACGCTACGTATGTAGTTCCCGGTCCAGTTGCTAAGTTATTTGTTAATATGTGCGATGAGATTGATTGTTATTATAAATTATTTAAGAATATGGAGAAATTTACTGGAGATTATGGGGAAAGTTGATAAAAAACTAGCTTTACTAAGTTCTCAAGACAAGCTCGAGATGTTAAAGGCTATGTATATTGATATATTTTTCTTTGCTGATGTTCTATTCGGTGATTCTGAAAACACTATGCACTATCATTGCAGGAAAAAAAGTCCAGAATTTCATAAAGAAATAGTACAAAATCTTCTAAAATTGAATACTGGAGATAAAATTGCTATAGTAGCACCTAGAGACCACGCCAAATCAACATTAATTAACCTTATTTACCCCTTGCATCGTATATTATTTGGTGAAGAAATGTTTATTTTGCTAATTTCGGAGTCTGAGATGCAGTCAAAATACAATTTAGAGAGCATTGGCAACGAAATAGAGCATAATCCCAAAATAAAATATTTTTTTGGAAACCGAATGGGTGAAACTTGGGGAAAGGAAGAGAAAGAATTCATAGGGGCGTTTGAAAAGGATGGATTTACGCCTAAAATTAAGACCAAGGTGCTTGTTCGTGGTACGGGGCAAAAAGTTCGTGGACTGAAATATGGTGCTTATCGACCAACGCTTACCATTATTGATGACGGAGAAGGTGAGGCAAATACCGCAACCCCAGTTTTGCGTGATAAATTTAGAAGATGGATAAATGCTGCCGTAATTCCGGGTTCTGGTGATGCAAAATTGATATTTATAGGAACAATCGTTGACGAAGAAAGTTATCTCAATAGAATTGCAGGTCCAAAAGCCTACGATAGAAAAGGAAACTACAAGGTTAAAGCTTGGAAATCGTTATTCTATCAGGCAATCATACAAAAAACTGAATATGGTATATTCGTGTCATCTGGAAAAGAGATTTTAGATAAAAACGGAAATCCAAAAGTGCTTTGGCACGATAGAAGACCTTATAAATGGTTAAAAGCAGAGCGGGATAGGCTGAAATCTGAGGGCGATGTGTCATATTTCTATCAAGAATACCAAAATATCCCTATGGACGACTCTTTTCGAGTATTTAAAAAAGAACATATACAATACTGGCAGGGAAGATACCTTAGACAAGATAATTATAATTTTATTATTAAAGATGGGGAACAAGTGCCAGTTAATATTTTTATGGGTGTTGACCCTGCATCTTCTGAGAATATTAAGTCTGATTTTACAGTTGCATTGGTTGTTGCTGTGGATGATAAGTATAATATATACGTAGTAGATATGTTTAGAGGTCAAGTTGCACCTATGGATGGGGTAACCGCTATTATATCATTAGCTGATAAATACCATCCAAAAGATATAAGAGTTGAAAAAACTGGTCACGTTATGTTAACGGACTATTTGATGAGACTAGGCAAAGAGACGGGCAGGTTTTTACCAATAACCCCTAAGGACGCTATTAAGTCTAAGTTTTTTAGAATTAAGGAGATGCAACCATTGTTTGCTAGCAAGGCAATGTTTATTAAGGACGAACATTACGAATTGGAATCTGAGTTGCTAGCATTTAGAGAACACGGAACATTTACAAAAGATACTCTAGATGCTTTGCGTTGGGCTACGGAAGATATATACCCAAATCGCTTAAAAAGAGGAGAAAAGGGCGGCTGGGAAACAAGTATTCCAAGAATTTTAAGAACTGACTGGGAAACAGGTGAAATTGTTAGTGCATAAGTGTTATATTAATAGTATTATAAAACGTATGGAAATTATAAATTGGCTATAAAACAACCCTACGGGAATAATCCCTATAAAACTATAAAGCCTAGTTACAACCTAGATAAAGTGGATGTTGACGATATTAGGGATGAGTGGTATAGATATGAACGCTCTAATTCCGAGTGGCGAGTCCAGTTAGGTGAGGACGAGGATTTTTATTTAGGTAATCAGCTTACCCAGAAGCAAAAAGAATACTTACAGAGCGTTGGACAGCCTCCAGAGGCTAATAATAAGATTAGACCAGCCGTTGAACAGGTGCTAGCAAATGTAGCATCATCATCACCAATGTGGAGCGTGCAACCAGAAGGCAAAACAGATTCTGAGTTAAGCTTTATCGTTTCTCAGTTAATGGATAGAATATGGTATGATAGTTCTGGTGACCATCAATTTAGAAAGATGGCAAGAGACTTTATGGTAAAGGGCATTTGCTATGCTTATGTATATCCAGATTGGCAGGCGGATGCTGGAATGGGGGGATTAAGAATAAGGAGAATGTTTCCAGAAAGCATATTTGTAGACCCTAATTCTATTTTACCAGACTTTAGTGATGCTAGCAGTATTCAGTATAGTGATATAATGACCAAAAAGCAGGCAAAGTTACTATTCCCAAAGTTAGAGGAAGAAATTGAAGACGCAATGGAAGAGCAATGGGGAAATGAACAGAGTTCTGGAAATTTTAGCCGAGACTACAAAATAAGGCGTGGTGATGGGTATCAAGACAATGAAGACCCTAAGGTGAGAAAATTTGTAAGATGGTCTAGAATTTCTATCCCAAAAATGAGAATCACAGAGAATTTTACTGGTTTTACTTCTATTTTAGAAAAAGATAAATGGGACGAATTAAGACAGGATGAGAGATATAAGCAATTTTTAGCTGAAGGAGCAATAACGGTAAACGAGGTTTTTCAACCAGCCATAAGAGAAATGTGTGCTTTTGGAGATGTTCTAGGTTATGATTATATATTGCCTCTATCGCAATATCCAATATTAGTAGCCTGCAACGAACACGCTGGAAATCCATTCCCTAGTGGAGACGTAAGACACGCAAAAACACCGCAAAGAATGTTAAATAGAACGGAAGCATTGTTGATAGCCCATACAAATGCTACTGCCAATTTTAAACTTATATATGAAGATGGGGCAATAGACCCAGAAGAGCTAGGAAAATGGTCTATACCAAATGCGGTAATAAGAGCAAATCCGGGTGCTATTCAAGCTGGGAAGATTAAAGAATTTTCTCCACCAGCAGTTAGTTCGGCATTGTATAATGAAAAACAGAGGTTTGAAGTTGATATAGAGCAGGTATTTGGTTCTTATAAGTTTTCACAAGGTAATCCAGATGCTAGTCCCGGTACTGTTGGAGAAGCGGGTCTTATTGATGAAGCAGTAGCTAAGAAACAAAATTGGAAGATATTACCAATATATGATATGCTAACAAAAGCTGCGAATGTATGTACAGAATGGATACCGCATATATACGACCAACAAAGAACATTGAGGTTTGTCAACCCTCAGGGAGATGATAAAGAAGTTCAACTGAATCTACCAGTAGAAGATAGAACTGGGGCAGTAAAGAAAATGTATGATATGACTTCTATGAAAGCCGATATTAGAGCAGTAGTTGGAAGTACGAGGGCTAAGAACCCATTACAAGATTTACAACGAGATATTAGTCTAATGAATAATGGTATTTATGATAAAACTCAAGTTATTATGAATATGCAGACTGATATTGATAAAGGAGCGTTGCTCGAGAGACAGGGCGAAATACAGCAATTATCACAGCAAGTACAGCAATTAACAGAGCAAATCAAGGGTATGGAAGGAGATTTGCAAACTAGAGAACGTGAAGTATTCCATCAGAAGATGAGAGCAGAGGTAGCTGAAGCTACTAAGCCAATACATAATGCTGTAGCGAATGTTAAAGCTAAAACAAAAATTGAAGAGGCAAGGCAGAAAGATGCTTCATCTAAAGCCGAGCAACAGGTAAACTCTCTAGAACAAGCCGCCAAAAGCCAAAATAAGGCAATGGCGTAACTTAAAATAACAAGGAGCATCTGTGGAAGATACTAAAAAAGAAGCAGTCATTGATGAGCAAGTCGAACAGAATCAGGATGATTCTGGTAACTTTGACCTAACGGAAGAATTAATTTCTTTCAATAAAGGTGAAAGCCCAGAAGGAACTGAGGATAATGTAGATGTTGTAGAATCTGACAAACAGGAAGTGGTTGAAGCTAAGGAAGTCAGCAAGGAAGC